CAACGGCATAATCCGACACCGTATAATTAATGCCGCGCATGATGCTTTCGGCCTGTTCAAGAAACGCCCGCGCTTTTGCGACCTCGGCAATTTCCTTGGTGGCTTCGATTTCGTCAAATGTGCATGTGATCGTCGTCATTTTGAAAACCCTTCATTTGTTTGATGAAGGCATTGTACCAAATTGGAACATCTAGTCAACATAAAAATGAACCATAATGGCACAATAATTTTAACAAATGTGGAAAACCGCAGGGCTATCGCGGTTCAGGAGAACTATTCAGGCAATAAAAAACCCGCCGAAGCGGGGCTGGGTGGAGGCTATATTGATATTATTTTCCGTTATTTCGACCTTGAATGAACTTGCCTACAATGCCAACCAATGGCGCGCCAGCCAATAATCCGGCTACAATCGGCTCCCCCAACACCACAAGGATAACTGACCCCGCGATACAAACTATACCCATTATAAGTCCGTAGTTTTGACCTTTGCTTTGGTCGTTGGCTTGTGTTTCAAGGGCGTCGCTTTCCCATTTTATTCGATGGTCCTGTTCTTTTTCCGCCATTGTTAAGATGCGTTCTGCGCTTCCTGGGAGAACTTCATTATATTCATTATACATACTTGGGGGCGGTAACGGACCTGAGAATGCCGCAGCTTCAATAACAGATACGCGCACGCTTTCTGGCAGCTTATCAAGGATTTCTTGAGAAGGAATATCTAACGACTTCTGCGCTACGGCTTGTTGGGCTTGATTACTTTGCTTTTGTGGCTTTGAGTGTTTTGGTTTCTTCATGATACCTTCCAAACGCTCTATACATATCACCACCAATGCGTCTTTGGTCCTGATATTGCGCATTCCGCGGGTAAAGCGGAGGATTAAATACTGTCGCCCCGACAGCACTTAGCGCACCAAGGCCCATAAAAAAACCACGGACAAAATTGCCGCGAATGGCTCTGTATTGTTGTTTGCGTGACATTCTAATATCTCCTGTCTTGGGCTACCTATAATCACATATAGTCAATATGACAAGAATTGTTTAATTTGCCGCTGTTTATATTCTAGCACAAACCTTCCTGCTTTTCATCCTCTCAATTATCATCATAACACACTTATGTACTTTTTCCGTAACGCGTTACTTTTTGTTTAATTCTTTTTATATTTCTTCAAATATTTTCTGGCTATTACAATTCGATTAAATGCTCTCCAGATCGAACCAAAGCCGTTCACCGTTGACTGAATTCGAAGTACCATTTTCAATGCATTCCTCAAATTCTACCTTTTCTAACGGCATAAAATCACCATTTTCCCAAAATCTTGTTGACAGGATTTGAAGCTTTGCATCGGCAGTGATTTGCCACTCGGCCAAATTAGCGCCAGAAGCATTTGTAATGGTAAGCTGGATAGCCTGTTGCTTGTCGCCGCTAATTGCCATTATCTGCTGCCGTGTGAGACGTTGTCGCCATTGTCTTTTTATAATATCGGACGCTGCCCCATATGCAGACGGCAATTATAAACAATTCCAGCACGTTCGATACGAAGGCCGGTGCCCTGTACAATTCTTTGGCAAAAAGTTTCCAAATCGTTGTCATAATTGCGGCATACCCAGCAAAACCCATAAAGGCTGCCAAAAGTTGAAAATTGCCTTCCTTGCTGACTTTGCCCGACCAGTGACCGGCATTGATTGCCATCCCGGCACGGGTTCCCATAGCAATGCTGACAAAAATAATAAAATTCCCCAAAGCGGTAAACGTGCCATCGCTTTCCTGATCATAAAATTGGTATACGGTTGTTACCGAATACCCAAAATCTATCCAGGTTTTTAGGCCAAAGGTATAAGCGACGCCCTCAAGCGCAAACATCGCTATATAAACTGTTGCTAACCCTACAGCCCAAGCCAATGTAAGCCTCATTGTAGTTACACCCCCAACAACTCATTCATGATCAGCATCTGATGTACGGGCTTTTTCTTCCATTGAAATAACAATCATTACTAAAAGGAATAAAAAAAAGGCTAAAATTCCCATTACAAAAATAGGTCCATCAGCGCGAGATATGCGGTCTGGCATTGCTAAAAGTATTCCAAATATCCAGAATGCCAGCGCGCCTATGCTGGCAATAAGTAAATTGGCTAATTTTTGTCTCTTTTTATTTAAAAAATATTCTTTCATTTTTCTCTCCATGTGTTACTTCGGCTTCACCCATGCCACCCGCGCGGCCCAGTCGAGGGCAATGTTTTCTTTTGGTGGGGCGTTGAATGAAATCAGGTTGAACATATTCGTTTCTGATCCGCGTTGCAGCGTTTTGACCAACATTGGCCCGTCTGTAATCTGAACGACACAGGCTTTGCCCCAACAGCTATCAAGTTCAGAAAAGCCGTCACGGGTGTAAAACAAAACGTCGCCTGACTGATAAAGCGGGTACATACTTTCACCTTCAACAATGACAGCAACAAATTTCCTATTGTCTCCCGGTGGCGATTCGACGGTATCAAAGCCGAAGCCTTTCGGGTGGTCGTCGATGGGGTAGATTTCAGCCCCAGCGCCGACATAGCCGACTATCGGTGTTAGGCGCTCCTGCAAGTCTGTCGTTTTATAGAAAAGATCTGTTGGGTGGCAATTAAGATAGGGAGCAAGGACTTTTGCCCATTTCATACTCAATTCTCTTTTGCCGCTTTCAAGACGCTGAATAGTCGAATGTGTCGTCCCTGCAAGGGCGGCCAATTCTTCTTGGGTATAGCCTGATGCCGTACGCAAATCGTGTAAATAATTTTCCATGATGGAATTTGGCACATCTCTAAGAATAATTCTCCGGCCAATATGGTACATTTTCTCTTGCCTAAAATGTTCCATACTGGTACATTCCTTTTATGAAATTGAAAACATACATGCTTGAAAACTGCATTGGGCCGTCAAAACTGGCGCAAACCCTTGGTGTTAACCACGCTACGGTTATTCGTTATCGGGATGGTGCGCGGATTCCAAGCCCGGCAATTATGCTTAAAATTGTTCAAGCCACGGACGGCGACGTTCAGCCGAATGATTTTTTCAACATCCCGGAGAAGGCGGCATGAAAGGAATTACGATGACTGATAAGAAACTCCCCCTTACCACAGAACAAATCGCGCACTATCGGTCCGTTTGTTTGAAATTGTCCAACGATATTGCAGTTGGCGAGGAAGCGGTAAAGCGCGCAAAATTGTACGAAGAATTTATGTTTGCGGATTATCCGGAAATCGACACGCCCCTGAGACCGGCAAGCTGGACGGTTAACGAGGCCGCTGTTTCTGACCCTCAGCAATAACCCGCGCAAGGTAGTCCAAATTATGATCCATCCGAGATATAGCCGTCGCAATATATTCAAGAGAGTGTGCAATCCTTTTTGCAGAATCGTCTTCATTGACGTTCGGGTTGAACGGAAAAGTGACGTTTTGTCCGGAACTGTATTTAAACATAACAATTTCTTTTCTGTTGAGAAGGCTCAAACCTTGGCGGCCCCCTTTTTTATTGGGGGTCCGTTCTCAACAGTAGCGCGGGATCGTGACGGAGTCACTTGTGGGGGTGTTTCTGTGTCACGCATCCCGCGCACCTTTTATCAGGACGAGTTCGGCGATGGCGGCGGCTGGCCGGTCGCCCCGGTCGAGGGCTTCGGCGCGGAGAATGGCAGCGTCCGGCAGCCCCGCTTGTCTTTGTTCGTTCGTTTTTTTAATCGGCTTTTCCATAATTTCAATCTTTCACAACCCGGAGCGCATTAAAATGATCGACCCGCAAGCAATTACCCATGATATCGTCGCGGAAACTTTCTGTGATGCGTTCAGGCGTCGGGTTGGATCAGGACCAAACAAAGTACGTCTCGATGATTTATCCGATTTCGTTGCCATCGACGTGCGCACTTTGAAGGCATGGCGCGACGGGCAGTCATCGCCACAAATTCACATGCTTTTGAAATTGGCTGCTTATTTTGGCCCGGCCTTTATGTCGGAAATTCTTTGCCCGGCTGGGCAAGGCGGTGTTGATGTTTTAGAGCCCGTCGATCTAGCGCCACAAGAAACAGCAACTGATCTGGCGACAACAACTGCCGAATTATTACAGCGATTGCGTGATGGCAAATTTTGCCACATCGACCGCGCCGTTATGGGCCCGAAACTGATTGACCTTGGCCGTGAACTTGAAGCGCAAGGGCGGGCAATGTTGATCCGCCATGAAAGTGAAAAGGCGGCTTAACAAATTCAAATTACCAACGGAGAAAGTTTGTCTCCTCCCTGTGAAACTGGCCGGGGCTTTGGCTCCGGTCTTTTTTTTAAACCAACAACGAAAGGAAATTAATATGGCCGAACAGCTCAAACCAAATGGAGATGGGGCAGAGCCGCATATCCCGCATCATAATATCGAGGCGATCAATTCGACGATCCGCAACAAGTTCCATGAAATTCTTAAAACCGATCGCGACATAAAAAAACTTGAAGAGCAGCATATTGCCGAACTGAAATCAGACCGAACGCAGTTATGGAAAAACATGGCCGCCGATACAGACGTCTCGCAAACGGACCTTAAGCTGTTTTACAAATTATGGAAGCGACAGGAAGAAGCAAAACTTTTCGATGAAGAAGAAGATGCCAACGCCGTTTCTGATAATTTAAAGGTTATTTTTGAAGCTTTAGCTGATGGCGATCAGCTTGATTTCATTGACGGCATAAGACCCGAAAATGATACCGATGCCAATGGCAATGGCGAACGGATCCACTGATATGGTAAGCACTGTTCTCGCGCTTGATCTGGCAACGGTCACGGGGTTTGCCGTTGGCGACCTTGCCGCGCCGACTGCCAGTACACCGGTTGAAGCCGCAAGCGCGGGAGCATTGCCGCCGATGCCGTTATCAGGATCACAAAGGATCGGCAAACCTGGCATGGGCGATGGTCGTTTTTTTGAATGCTTTGAAATCTGGATGACCGATATGATTGCGGTTCATAATCCGGATGTTGTGATTTTTGAGGCACCCATTGTTCACAGTGGAAAAATTAACGCAAAGACAGCACGCCGATTGATGGGTTTAGCTGTACTGGCCGAACTAATTGCCCATAAAAAAGGCGTTGGCAGAATTCTCGAAGGCAATATTTCACAAATTAAAAAACATGCTACCGGCAACGGTCGGGCGACAAAGCCGCAGATGATTGCGGCCGCCCGTCGGCTTGGTTGGCGACCTGTTGATGATAACGAAGCCGATGCATTGTGGCTACTTGATTTCGCGGTCACAATTCTGTCTAGAAAGCGGAGAGCCGCATGAATAGCACCCGCCTGACGACAGAAGAACGGCAAGCATTAAACGCACTGCGAAGGTGGTTTATAAGCATGTCGCTTCGCAACCTTGGGCATTTAAAAACAGCGACGAAAAATTGGATCAGAGCAGATAATAAAGAAGAGGCGCCCGATGTGTAAAACGTGTAATAGCGGCGGATCAATTTACCGCAAACAATCGACAGTAATAAAAAAGGTTGAGCGCTTCGGCTATGAAGGTGGGCGGCTGTCATCTTATACAGAAAATGTGCGCCACGTATTGGGCGGTATCGATGCGTGCCCCGAATGCGCATCTAAATCAGAAGTCAATTATCAGGAAATTAAAAAGGTGGCAGCATGAGCAAAGCCCCATCCATGCCATTGTTTGTAGACGCGTACATGGCTGACACCATGCACCTGTCAGAAGCCGAAGACGGTGTTTATATGCGCCTACTGATGTGTATGTGGCGCATGGGTGGGCAATTACCGGATGATGATGCAAAGCTTGCGCGTTTCGCCCGTGTGTCTAAATCGCAGTGGATTAAAAAATATCGGCCAGAACTTGAAATATTTTTTGACATAAAAGACGGACTTTTTTCGCAAAAAAGATTGAAAAAAGAGTGGGATTACGTTTCACAAAAAGTTGAAAGAAATAGGACAAATGGTGGCAAAGGTGGGCGGCCTAAGTCATTGGAAAATAACAATACTGATAAACCCAACGGTTATTCAAAACAAAACCCACCGGATAACCCAAACCTAACCCAAACGGAAAGCACCCAACCCCAACCCCATAGTAATAGTAAACTATTACCCCCCCAGCCCCCCAGAGGGGATGATGATTGTTTGATTTCAAAATGGTTATGGGAAAACGGTGTTGGATATCTTCGCAGTCATGGCGAAACCGATGCAGGGGCACGGGTGCTGATCACCGCATGGCTGCTTGAGCACGACACGGCGGATGTCAAAAACGCAATCCTCACGGCGCAAGTATCGGCCAGAGGAAAACCCCAAGCCTACATCATAAAAATTCTACAAAACCGAAAAGCGGAAAAATTGGCAGGTGTTATCCCGTTCGACCGACAGAAATCGCCAGAGCAAATCAAGGCCGACGAAAAAGCCGAAATAGACGCAGCATTCGAAAAAATTCAAGCTAAGGCGCGGGAACAAGCAGAAAGGAACAAAACAAATGGGACTGTTTGAAAACGAAGCGGTCATGCGGATCATCGTTGAGCCGATGCAGGTTAGGTGGGCAAAGCCGCGCAACGTCCAGTCAATCGATGCGGTAATGGGCGATTACATTGATGATTTATCAAAGTTTTCAGAAAACGATTTGAAGATTGCTTTTACCGAGGTTCGGCAAAGTCACGAATATGCAAGCTGGCCGTCGTCGGCAACGTTTCTGAAAGCGGTCAAATTGATCGGCGGAAGTGGTCAGGCAAATGACAATTCGCGTTCGGGTATCGCCCAAGATCGTGACCGGGCGATGCGCGCCCAGCAGTACGCCGCATGGTATTTAGACAACACTGATTTAGGCAAGCAATCATGGCATGAAGGCTGGTTTATCAGCTTGCGTCGGTACTTGGTCAAAGAGGCGGCCAAACAACTCAACAGCGGTGCAGAGCAGCCACACGTAACGGTTACGGATCATCAGATTGCCGAGTGGCAGCGGCCATGGGTAATGGATGCAGCATGACCCCTAAACAGGAAAAATTCTGTCAGGTTTACATCGAATGCGGCAACGCGTCCGAGGCCTATCGGCAATCGTATGATGTTGGGGAAAATACAAAAGATAAAACGATTTGGCGGAAAGCAAAAGAATTATTGGACCACGGCAAGGTTTCGGCAAGGATAGCGGTTTTGCAACTCAAACACCAAAACCGTCATGAAATCACCGTGGATAGTCTGACGAAAGAGTATGAAGAAGCCCGAAATTTAGCCAAGAATGAAAAGCAAGCCCCGGCAATGGTTAGCGCCACAACAGGCAAGGCAAAATTGCATGGTTTGCTGGTTGATAAACAACACCATTCCGGAAAAATTGAACACGAACATTCACTGAAAGAAGTTGACGATGTCGAACTTAGAAACCGATGCATCTGGTTCCTCGCAGGGGACGACGCTGTCCGAGCTAAGCAAATCGCTGGGTTCGTCAAAGCCTTGGCTACCTGAACCATCCGGGCCGCAATTGGATGCGTTTGTATCCACGGCTGATGAACTGTTTTATGGCGGATCAGCCGGCGGCGGCAAAACCGATTTGGTTTGTGGCTTGGCATTAACGGCTCATCATAGGTCCGTCATTTTCCGGCGCGAAGGCAAACAAACCGGTGCCATCGTTGACCGTATGGCTGGAATTCTGGGTGGTCGGTCAGGGTACAATGGACAAGATCGCGTATGGCGACTAGATGGCGGCCAGCGCATTGAATTCGGCGGCTGTCAACATATGGGCGATGAAGAAACATGGCAAGGCCGACCACATGATTTAAAAGCTTTTGACGAAATCACACAGTTTCTGGAATACCAATACCGCTATTTGATTACGTGGAACCGGTCCACTAATCCCGATCAACGTTGCCGGGTTGTCAGTACAGGTAACCCGCCAACGACACCCGAAGGCGAATGGGTGGTTAAATACTGGGGCCCGTGGCTGGACCCGATGCATGACAATCCTGCCGAACCCGGTGAACTAAGATGGTTTTTGGTGATTGACGGTGATGATGTTGAGGTTGATAGTCCGAAACCTATTTACCACAACGGCGAATTGTTGATCCCACGATCACGCACGTTTATTCCGTCTAGCGTCGATGACAATCCATACCTGTCACGCACCGGATACAAAGCGACGTTACAAGGTTTACCGGAACCTTTGCGGTCCAAAATGCTGCACGGTGATTTTCAAGCGGGTATTCAAGATGATGAAATGCAGGTCATTCCGACGGCGTGGATCGATGCGGCACAGGACCGGTGGACGGAAAGTGGCGGCCTGAAAAATCCCATGTCGGCGGTGGGTGCCGATATTGCGCGCGGCGGTAAAGACAGCACCGTAATTTCAGCGCGTCATGACAATTGGTTTGGTGAATTAATCGTTTGTCCGGGTGCGGAAACACCCAATGGGGACGCTGCGGCTTCACAAATTATCAAAGCCCGACAACATTTTGCGCCCATCCATATTGATTTAACCGGTGTCGGGACTAGCCCGTTCGATACGTTAAAAACCCGGAAAATTCAAACCATCGCGTTTATCGCTGCGGCGAAATCCGTAGCCCGTGATCAATCGAAACAATTAGGCTTCGCCAATAAACGGGCTGAAAGCTGGTGGCTGATGCGGGAATGTCTGGACCCGGAAAGTGGACAAGATATCCAATTGCCCAAAGATCGGATGTTGCGGGCTGATTTGGCATCGGCTCGGTACTCATTAACCACTCAAGGCATTCTGGTTGAGAAAAAAGACGACATTATCAAACGTTTGGGACGTAGCCCGGATCGGGGCGAAGCCGTAATTTTGGCACGCTATGCGTTTCGCAAAACCGACGGTGTAGGAACACATCAAAACTTTACCGCTGATACAGATTTCGAGGTGCTGTGATGACAGATAAATGGCTAGTCATATTCTGTGACCCTGACCCGTTAACGGGCGTGGCCACGCGTTTCGACCGGTTCGTTTATTGGCTGCTGATACGGTTTTTAAAACCGGGGTTCCGGCATTGTTACGCCATGCGCCGGGCTAATAATTTTGAAGGCTGGCTGATTTTAAACGTCACCAGCGATCGGGCGCATGTGCTGGAAGTTGCAGACACGCAAATCATTCATATGGGCGGCAGGACGTTTGATAATTATACGGATTTCGTAGACTGGTCTGAACGCAACGGAGTGGCGACCATTGTAACGCTACCAGAACAGCCGGGCGGTCATTGCAAAGTCAGATCGCATTTTAACTGTGTAACGTCGGTTAAACATTTGCTGGGCATTGCCGCGCCCAGTGTGTTGACGCCGCATGGATTGTTTAAACATTTGGGTAAAGAAATCGCCAATGAGTAATAATTTAAAATGTCCGCCGTGTTTGACAAGAGCGGAAAGAGACCGCCGGTACCGGGAAAGGCAAAAAGCAGGAATTCAGGTTTACCGTGTCGAAGTTGATCAGGATATGTTTGAAAAATTGTTGTTCGGTCGGCATCTTGATCGACGTGATATGGATAATCATGACAAAGTTTCAAATGCTATTGTTGATTTAATTAAGACCGCGTAACAAACGTCGCATCGCGGTAAATACCAGAATACTGAATTACTATGCCTTCGTAAATTCAAACCAGCGGAGGTATTTTTATGGGCGGAATTTTAGGCGGATCAAAACCACCGGCACCAGATACCAGCGAAATTGATCGTCAACGCAAAGAACGCGAAGACGAAAAAGCCAAGGTTGAACGCGACAATACATCGAAGCGGCGTAATGCCAAACGCGGCGGATCAGCCCGGTCACTGTTGCTATTCGATAGCCCCAAAGGGGTTGACGGTAGCGCACCCAAGCAAAAGACGCTGGGCTAATAACAAATGGCTAAAAACATCCATATTAAACGTTTTGAAATTGCCCGCGAAAGACGGCGCAAATGGGACCCGGTTTTAAAGGATGCCTACAAACTGGCCCTGCCGCAATACGAAGACCCGGTTGATATAGGTGCCGATAACAAAGGTGCCAAACGCGGCATGGATATTTTTGACAGCACCGCGCCTGATGCATTGGACGAACGCGCCAACCGGACACGGGGCATGTTATTCCCCAAAGGCCGCAGATGGATGTTCGTGCGCCCCGAAGTAGCCGAAGCCAGCACCGAAGTTGCATCCATTGCCGAACATGTTTTTGATATAGCGCAAGCGGCTTTTGAAGTATCCAATATGCAAACGGAAATCCATCA